GTGGAAACAGAAGAACAAACTACCGAAGGAGAAAACGAAGTGGAAACAACTCCAACCGTCACAGAAGCACCAGCCGAAACGGTTGAGGCTTCCAAAGTCGTACAGGCCGAGGCAGCTCGTCCGCTCTATTTCACGTCACCACGTTCACCAATTATTTCTGGTGGATCATATTTGGAACACACAATCAAGGCAGGACTTGGCAACGAAGATTCTCGTCAGTATGTAAAAGCTGCTGATGATTCTTTTACAACGAATCCAGCTTTCTCACCAGTGTCTTATGTTCGCGATGTTGCAACAAACACAAACGCAGATCGTCCAGTAATTGACGCATGCGGCGGAACACGTCCTCTTAGTACCTATGGAATGACAGTTTCGATTCCTAAGATCACGGCTAATTCAACTGCTCCAACAGTGGCAGAAGGCGGAGATGCAACAACATCAACCGCGATTACTAGCGCGTATGTGAATGCAACCGTAATTAAAAAAATGGGCTGGCAACGATATTCTGTGGAGCTACTTGATCGCAGCGATCCATCATTCTATGAAATCATGTTGGCAAATCTTCGCGATGGCTATGCTCAGGCAACTGATCAATATGTAATCGCTCAGATTACTGCTGGCGGAACTCAAGCAACTGCAACTGCTGCTGATTCAGCTGGATTGATTTCATTCGTATCAACAGAATCACCAGCCGTCTACAATGCAACGAAGCGCACTGCAACTGCATTCGTCTCAGGCACTTCCATCTGGTCTACGCTTCTCGGCGCAACCGATACCACTGGGCGTCCAATCTACAATGCTCAGCCAATGCAGATGAATGCGGGCGGAACAGTAAATCCAACTGCAATTCGCGGGAACGTATTGGGCTTGAATTACTATACGGACGCAAACATGGTTGCAACTTCAATCGATGAATCAGCATTCATCATCGAGCCACGTTCAATCGAAATCTTCGAATCACCAGCTCTAACATTGGCAACAAACGTGCCAACAACAGGCGAGATTGAGATTTCACTCTACGGTTACATCGCAGCTCAAGCCGTCTTTGCAGGTGGCCTACGTCGCTTCAACCTAACCTAATCAATCATGGGCTAGGTGCGCTCCCGTATCTAGCCCAGCAGCTCACATAAAGGAGACAGAGATGCCAGCAATCATTACCGTAGCAAGCCTTCGGACGGTTCTTGGCGTCTCTGTCGCCCTTTATTCTGACGCTTATCTTGAAGGCATTATTGATTCAGCCGAGCAGGTAATTCTGCCGCTATTGACTGCCAATCAAAACTCAGTCGCCGCCGTTTATCTACAAAACAATGTCGCCTATTACATAACACAAAAGCCGAACACATTTGTGGCCGGCCAAAGTGTCGTAATTACAGGTTGCGTTCCAGCTACATTCAACGGAACACTGACAGTCACTTCAAATTATTATGATCCATTTCCTTACTTACCTTTCGCATATCCGGCTCCATATTTCTACTTCACGGCAGCTATAACAAATAGTGATATTACATTTCGTCCAGTCATTCCTGGCGGCGTAGTTTATCTATCTGGGGCAGACGCGGCCACGCTTTATGCGAATACTGACGCAGTCGAACAGGCGGTCACAATCGTCAGCGTTGAGATATTCCAGAGCGTGGTCGCTCCAGGTGGTCAGATTGAAGGCGTAGATTTTACGCCGTCGCCATATCGAATGGGTCGATCACTGCAAAATCGCGTCATCGGTTTATTAGGTAATTACATCGACGTCTCAACGATGGCTATGTGATGCCTACACCTACATCAATCGCAATTAACGTCAGAGGCACTCTTGCGACTGCTCTCTCTGGCGTCGTGGCTTCTGTGTATAGCTCACCTCCAGAGGCAGTCATTCCGCCGGCTTGCGTAATCGTTCCAGATTCGCCTTATTTAGAAACGACAACAATCGGCAAATCGCAGGTACGCGTGAAAATCAATTTCGTGGTCACTGCGGCCGTTGCCTATAACAACACGGCCGGAGCACTCGACAATCTTGAGCAGCTTGTTATTAGCATCATGGCAGCGATGCCAGCAGGTTACGAAGTCGGAGACGTTCAACGTCCGACAATCCAACAGGTCGGCGCGACCAATCTACTAGTGGCGGATCTCTCGGTCAGCACTTACTACACACAACAGACAATATAAGGAGCAAAAAATGCCAACAACAATCGTCACGGCGAGAGACCTAGTTTTAACAATCGCCACAGTGAACTATGACGCACAAACAACGGCCGCAACGCTAGTCAATGCGCCCGTCATTACGACTTATCAAACACTAGATGGAAAAGCCTATAAGCACATCGATGATCAGTGGACGCTTAACCTTGAGCTGCTTGCAGACTGGGGCGTTGCATCATCACTTTTTGAAGCGATGTGGACTGCTGCTGATACTGCTCCAAATACAACTTTGGCCGTGTCATTTACTGCCGTTACTGGCGCAGTCTTTACATGCAACGTCTATCCAGTATTTCCTTCCGTTGGCGGCACTGCTCCAGAAGCACAAACAGATTCTTGGGCTATGTTAGTCGATGGCAAGCCAGCCGATACATTCAGTTAATCAATAGAAACGGGAGCAAAGAATGAGACTACCAATCACAATCGAATACACATCAGGCGAGTTCGGCACTTACACGGCTCAGCCGCCAGAGTGGGCTAAGTGGGAACAAAAGACAGGCAGCACAATCTCGCAAGCGCAGGAGAAGATTGGAATCTCTGATCTTCTCTTCCTTGCGTGGAATGCGATGAAGCGTGAAGCTGGTGGCAAGCCAATCAAGGGCTATGAGATTTGGTGTGAAACAGTGGCCGACGTGACAGTCGGTGACGTTCTCCCAAAAGTTACGCCGCCGGAAGCGTAAATCGAATCCTGGTGGAGTTAGCCATAGCCACAGGTATTCCGATGAGCGAATGGACGACGGCGGAGCAAATCTATACGGCCTTCGAGATACTGGAGAAACAGAATGAGCGACAACGTTGAGATTGCCTATGATAAGGCAGATCTTCGTCGCATTACTTCAGCGTTTAAGGCTATGGACTCGGAGGCTACCGATGCAGCTAAAAGAGAATCATCAGCTCTTGCAGAATTTGCACAGGGCAAGATTGCGCAGAAGGCCGTCACCAGAGGCAAGGCCGCCGACCGAATTGCCAGTGGCTCCCGTGTGTCGAAATCTTCCAAGATTGGCGAACTCTCTTTCGGCTTTGTAAGTCAAAAGTTTTCAGGCGGAGCAACGACAAAGGATCTCTGGGGCGGAACAGAATTTGGATCTAACAAGTTTAAGCAATTCCCAGTCTGGTCAGGCACAGAAGGACGCGGATCTAAGGGCTGGTTTATTTATCCGACACTCCGCGAAATCCAGCCAGACTTGATTGCGAAGTGGGAAAATGCTTTCGACCGAATCTTGAAGGAGTGGTAAATGGCCGGACAATCGCGCACACTCAAGCTCTCGATTCTTGCTGATGTAGATCAGCTTAAAAAATCACTGGCTCAAGCTAATGGAGACGTAGATAACTCATCATCAAAGATGGGCGAATTTAGCAAGAAGGCAGGGCTGGCATTCGCAGCCGCCGGAGCTGCTGCTGGAGCTTATGCCATCAAGCTTGCAGTCGATGGAGTCAAGGCGGCGATAGAAGATGAAGCTGCTCAGATTCGACTTGCCACTGCGCTAAAAAATGCAACCGGTGCAACCGATGACATGATTGCATCGGTAGAAAAGCAGATTCTTAAGACATCTCTAGCCACAGGCGTTGCAGATGATAAACTTCGTCCAGCGTTGCAGAGATTATCGCTTTCAACAAACGACGTCACGAAAGCTCAGGAACTTCTTACTCTTGCACTAGACATCTCACAGGCAACAGGCAAGGGACTCGATTCTGTAGCTAATGCACTTGGCAAGGCCTACGATGGAAACACGGCAGCACTTGGCAAGTTAGGCATCGGTCTATCTACGGCAGAGCTCAAGGCGATGTCATTCACAGACGTCCAAACCAAGCTTTCAAATCTCTTTGGCGGAGCGGCAGCAGCTAACGCGCAGACATTCGCCGGAAGACTTGAGATTCTTAAAGTCACACTTGATGAAGCAAAAGAGTCAGTCGGTGCGCGACTTCTGCCAATTATTCAACAGCTTGTTGAATTTGTTGTTAATCAAGTCGTGCCGGCACTTGCAAAATTTGCCGACTTCTTTCAACCGATTACTGATGCAATCAATAAAAACAAGGAAACATTCGCAACATTTATCGGCTTTGTTCAACAGTATGTTGTTCCAGTCTTAGTCAATGTTTTAGGCGGAGCCTTCAAGGTTGTCGGTGAGATTGCTGGCGGAGTCATTAACGTATTTGGAGCAGTTATTTCAGGCCTTAATTCAATGATTCAGGCCGCAGTCAATGGAATAAACGTTCTCATTCGTGCCTACAATTCAATTCCATTCTTGCCTAATGTTTCAACTATTAGCGCGCCAACAATTACTATGCCAACAGTTAAAAAGCCATCTGGAACTTCCACATCAACATCAAAGATTCCAACAATTACCTTGCCAGGATCAACTTCTAGCTCTAGTGGTGGTGGTGGTTCAACTGGAGGCATCTCTGCCGCCATGGCTGGGGCAGCTTTAGCTGGCGGTGGCTTTACTGATTCACAAAACGCCGCACGATTGACGGCTGAAAGTTTAAGAATGGGCGGTGGAGCTACTGATTCACAAAATGCTGCTCGAATCAATGTGACAGTCAATGGAGCAATCGATGCCGAAGGCACTGCTCGAACAATTGTCAATGTTCTTAATGATTCATTCTTTCGTGGCACGGCCGGAGCCGGCGCACTGCAAGGTATCTAATGACTCAGTGGGCTCCAGAATGGAAAGTCTTAATTGCAGGCATCGAATACACTGACGTCGTTCTAGCCAATCTTTCAATCACATCAGGACGCACTAATATCTACACACAGGCTCAAGCCGGCTATTGCACTCTTAATCTCATCAATCTTAATCTTGGCGCTATCACGGCCGAAATCAATGATGCAGTCTCAATTCAAGTAAAGGACACTGCTGGCGCGTATGTGCCAATCTTTGGCGGAAGCATTGTGGACGTCGCCGTGACAGTTTCACAGACTGGCTCAGTGGCAATTACTCAGGAAGTCACTATCACGGCTCTAGGAGCCCTCTCAAGGCTCCAGAAGGCCTTAACTCTGGGAGTCTTGTCCAAAGATTTCGATGGCGACCAGATTTACACAATCCTCTCGGATCTCTTAGTCAATAACTGGTCAGAGGTTCCAGCAGCTCTTACGTGGGCTACTTACACACCAGCGACTCAGACGTGGGCTGATGCAGAAAATACAGGACTTGGAGAGATAGATCGTCCTGGCAATTATGAGCTGGCTAATCGCGGATCTAGTCAGACAATCACTTGGAATCTAGTGGCTGACCTTGCGACTTCCGGACTTGGTTATATTTACGAAAATGCTCAAGGTCAGATTTCTTATGCAGATTCCACACATCGTTCGACTTACTTAGCCACTAACGGCTACACGGATCTAGATGCCAATCAAGCTCTAGGCCGTGGAATTAAGATTCAGACTAAGGCCGGAGATATTCGCAACGATGTCTCTATCGTCTGGAAGTCTGGCACTGAGACGGCTACCGATGCAGCTTCTATCGCACTTTACGGAAAACTAGCCCAGCAGATTACGACCTCGCTGAATCACGCAGCCGACGCTAGTGACCAAGCCGACTTCTATCTGACACTTAGAGCCCAGCCACAGGCATTCCTAGAATCCATCACTTTTGCGCTAACGAATCCAGAGGTCGATGATGCAGATCGTGACGCTCTTATCAACGTCTTTATGGGTCAGCCGATTTCGCTCTCAAACTTGCCGGTCAATATGCAGTCAGGAAACTTCTTGGGCTTCGTCGAGGGCTGGCGATTCCAAGCTTCTTTCAACGAGCTCTCGGTGACTCTTCTTGTCTCGCCACTGCCATTCTCACTCCAGGCGATGGAATGGCAAGATGTGAATGTCGCTGAAACTTTCAACACTCTTAGTCCTACACTTGACTACGCAGACGCGTTAGTCGTCAATTAAGGAGAAACGATGGCAAATCCAACTACAAACTTCGGCTGGGTCATGCCGACAAGCGCAAGTCTTGTCACTAACCTCCCTGCTGATTTTAATACCTTCGGCCAAGCCGTGGACACATCGATGTCAGAGCTGCTCGGTGGCACAACTGGTCAAGTCTTATCTAAGACAAGCGCGACCAATATGGACTTTACGTGGGTCACTCCTACGGATCAGACACCACTGACAACTAAGGGCGATTTATTTACCTTTAGCACAGTCGATGCTCGTCTAGGTGTTGGATCTAATAACCAAATACTTGTGGCGGATAGTACCGCTTCTACTGGCTTGAAATGGGCTACGCCTGGGGCTGGAAAAATCATTCAAGTAGTTTCTGCAACAACTACAACTCAAACATCTATAGCCACAAGTACTTTAACAGATACAACCATCACGGCAACTATTACGCCTACATTGAATACTTCAACTATTTTAGTAATGATTTCCGCGCTAACTAAAATTAGCAAAACAGGCAGTTCTGCCATTGGTGGTTATAGGTTGCTAAGAGACGCAACAAGTATTGCCGATTATAATTTAAATAAAGGTTTCGGAACAGAAGCCACTGGTGCAACTGCTGTTCAAGTAATTGCATCAAACAGCATTATCAAATTAGATTCACCTGCAACCACATCTGCAATAACGTATAAACTTCAAGGCAACCGCGAAAGTACCGGTGAAACCATTGTGTTTCAATTAAACTCGGCTCCTTCAACAATAATTTTAATGGAAATAGGTGCGTAATGGCTACATCAATTCAAGTTTTAGAAATGCTAATACCGAACGGCGGATATGTCCAAACTGGGACAGACTTTGAAGGCATAACATTTTTAGAGTGTGAGCCAATTACAAAGAAACAGTACACAGACGGATTTGCTCAATATGATGCTTTTAAGGCTGACAAAGATGCTAAAGCGGCATCAGATAAAGCTGAAGCACAGGCCAAACTTGCTGCACTTGGTTTAACTGCTGATGACTTGAAGGCACTCGGGCTATAAGTGGAACACTTGACTAAGATTTATCCGGAAGGCACTGCTGCACGGATCATCGAAGTCGCACTAGCTGAAGTTGGCACAGTCGAGACTGGCGATAATCTGACAAAGTACGGCAAGTTTACAAAGGCCGATGGATTGCCCTGGTGCGGATCCTTCTGCAACTGGGTCTTTCACACTGCCGGCGTCAAGATTCCATCAATGGTTTCAACGGCTGCCGGAGCTCATAAGATGAAAGAGCTTGGACGCTGGATTGAAGATAAGCCGCAGCTTGGAGATTTATGCTTTATGGACTTTCCACACGATGGCATTGACAGAATTAGTCACATTGGAATTGTGGTAAAGGTAGGCAAGACCAGCGTGCTCTGCATCGAGGGCAACACATCGGGAGACGGCGACCAACGCAACGGCGGAATGGTAATGGTTAAGCGTCGCTATATTGGCAAGGAGATTGTTGGTTTCGCTAGGCCAAAGCTTGTTGCTTATGCTGGAGAATATCCAGTGGTCGAGCCACTTCCACAGGCAAAGCCAAAGGAGAAGAAAAAATGAAAGATTTAAAAGCGTTAGCGGCATCATGGGCAAGAAGCTCAGTGGCCGGAATGTTGGCCGTATATCTTACGGGCAATACAAATCCTAAAGATTTAGCGATGGGGCTTGTCGCTGGAGTAGTGCCAATGCTCGCGCGTTGGGCTAATCCAAAGGACGTCGCATTCGGTAACAAGAAATGAGTGTAGGCGAATGGACGGCGGTGAGTGGGCTTGTTCTTGCGGTGCTCACTGCCATCTATTCGTCAATGAGATTTATGGTGAAGTCGATCATGCGGGAGCTGCAACCGAATGGCGGCAACAGTCTCAAGGATCAAGTCTCTCGAATTGAGGCACGTTTAGATCAATTACTTCTGGAGTTTGCTCTAAAAAAATAGACACGCCGACGTCAATCTTGAAAATGTCGGACATAGATGTCACTCTGTATCTGGGAGCATTCGACAAGGCTCCCACGGGAGCAAAAAATGACATCAGGTGAAATCGGTTTATTCTTGTTTATGTGTCTGGCCTGTATTCTGTGGTCGATTGTGAGTTACACAATGGGCTACAAAGAAGGCCACAAAGACGGCTATCAGCGAGGCAAGGCCGTTGGCCGTCACGCATCATCTCAGGCGGTGGCCAAGTGAGTTTCTTAGATAACTACGAAGATGTAGCTGCACGCATTCAGCGATTCTGGGCTACCTATCCAACAGGCAAAATCCACACATCAATCATGGACGTGAATCTGGAAAAGGGCTACGTCCTAGTCGAGTGCCGTATTTATCGTAATTACGAAGATCAAGAGCCAGCCGGTATTGACTACGCATTTGGCAACGTAAACACCTACAACGTCCAGATGAAAAAATGGTTTATAGAAGATACATGCACGTCCGCGATTGGCCGTTGCGCAGGGCTTGTTCTAGGCACGGATAAGCGGCCTACGGTTCAAAATATGCAACAGGTAGAGCGAATTGATCCAAAGATTGTTCAAGATTCTGCCGTTGCCTATGACTACTGGAACACTAAACACGGAGACGTTCCATCGTTTAAGACACGTGAAGAGGCAGAAGAGGCAGGCATTCCAACTCTTGGAGTAGCTATCGACACCATTAAAGAAACACTAGGCGGCGTTCAAGTAGCTGCTGCTCCATTGTGTTCTCATGGTCACATGATCTGGCGTGAAGGCACATCAGCTAAAACTAACAAAGGCTGGGGCGGTTATATGTGTTCAGAGAAGGTCAAGGCGAAGCAGTGTGCGCCAGCCTGGTACATGCTCGGATCTGATGGACAGTGGAGGCCACAGGTATGACAAAAAAACGCCTAATTCAAATCTTGGTGTTATTTCAATGCGTTCTATTTGTTGCGATGATTGTGATGGCAACACAATGAGCCGCGTGACTGAGATGATTGACGTTGATTTAATGATTGGCCGAACTCTGATTGATGGCAAAATTGTTGCAGAGTTTAAGTGTGGACAGTGCGATCAGTGCCAGCGCATCGAGATGCTAGATCGTGCCGGTTATCAACGCGATGTCTCTGGCGAGCCCATTCTCTGGTTCTGTGGCCAATGCAGAAAATGACTATCAGCGCGGCTGATGAATGGGCTATTCATAAACGAGCCGTTGATGTGGTGTTTTCATACAGTGGCCAACTTGGAACAACGATTCGCTACAACTCCAAGCTAAACAATCACGAACAGGTAACGGAATACGCCGAATCTCTGGGAGCTGAAATGATTGTGGCCAGATATTTCGGCCTTGACTATGACATCAATGTCTCAAACGGCAAAAGAGGAGCCGATGTAGGTCAAGGGCTAGAAGTACGCTGGACGTCTTATGTTGGCGGCAATCTGATTGTGTATCCGAACGATCGTGAGACTGACATCGCGGTGTTAGTAGTTGGCAAGTCGCCGGTCTATCACATCGCAGGCTGGCTTCCAGTAGCCTTTGCTAGACGCAAGCGGTTTAAGAATCCACGTCAGGATTCCTGGTGGGTCGATCAGGCCAATCTGAATCCGATTGAAACATTGGTCAGGAGCGAATATGCCACTGCTGCGATTTGATTGCTCAATATGCAAGAAGCTTTATGGTGATGGGCGTAAAGAGCACCTAATTACAAAGGGAGCCGAATTGACCATGCACGAATGGTTTGCTCAATGCTCAGGTTGTGGTGCATTCTCAATCAAGCTAGTCGATGATTCGCTGGTGGCTGGCCTTGAGTAGTTATCCACAGACTTATCCACAGGCACTTGTGGACGATGCGACACTCCGAGGTCAATCCTTGACAGATTGTCAGGATCCATCGCTATACTTAAAAGATAATCTTTTAAAGATTAAGATAAATAAAAAGATAATAAAAATAAAGATAAAAAATAATAAAAACTTATTAGCCATTCCTATGTCAATTCTGATCTTGACAGTGTCCACAACAGTCGAAGCTAAAGCAGCTACAAAGACTGATTCTCTTAAGCTTTATGCACATTCAAGGATTATTAACTATGAGCAGTTTAGCTGCTTTCATTCCTTGATTACTAAGGAAAGCAACTGGAGAATCGATGCACGTAATGGATCTCATTACGGCTTAGGCCAGATGCGTAATGCTAAGTACGGACGACTCGATGGCTTCTCGATGGTGGACTGGAGCATTCGCTATATCAAGGGACGATATGGATCTATGTGCAACGCATGGAGATTCTTCAAGGCTAATGGTTACCATTGATGCCAGCTAAGTCAGCAAGAGCTAACGGAGGCACTAGAGCCTGGTCAAAGATACGTGAACGGATACTGATTAGAGACGCAAGGTTGTGTCAGTATTGCGGGAATGATGCTACGACCGTGGATCACGTGATACCGATAAGCAAGGGCGGAACCGATGAGCCCGATAACCTTTTAGCAGCGTGTACGCGATGCAATTATTCGAAAGGAAACAGAACAGGCGTGTTTTTTGGTGTAGCAAGGACACCTCTGACTCTTCCTTTTCCGTTTTCACCGACACAAGAGAGCACTAGCCATGACTAAGGCCACAACAGGGCAGAATCGGGCGTTGCAGGTCGTTACAGACTCGAACAGGTCGCAGCAGGGAATCAGTACCGAACCTAAGCGTCTAATCGGCTCAGGAACGCCTAGAATCTCCTCTAGGCTTAACGATTTACCGTCTAAAGGCTTGGAAATCATCGACTTCGCTTCTCAGATAGGCATTGATCTAATGCCGTGGCAGAAGTTCGTCTTTGAGCACGCGCTCAAGGTCAAGCCGGACGGACGCTGGCACGCGCCTTTGGTGGTCGTAGTGGCGGCAAGACAGAATGGCAAATCGACGATTATGGAAATGTCGATTCTGGCTCGCCTTTTCCTGTGGCAAGAATCGCTCCAGCTTGGATCAGCGCACGTTCTGACGACATCGCTGGAGACTTTCCGGCACGTGGTTAGCATCATTGAAAGCAACGAAGCACTGGCGAAGCAAGTTAAGAAGATTCGCTGGGCTCACGGATCCGAAGAGATAGAGCTAAATTCAGGAGCGCGTTACGTGGTCAAGGCGGCGAACGCTGCAGCGCGTGGATTTGCTAAACCGGAAACAGTTTATATGGACGAGACGCGTCAGCTTAAAGACACCGAAGCCTGGTCAGCTATGAGATATACGATGATGGCCGCTAAGAATCCGCAGCTCTGGACATTTTCGAACGCCGGAGATCAACATTCTTTGATTCTCAATCAGCTACGCGAGCGCGGTATGGCTTCGGCTGCTGGTGGCAACGACGACATCGCTTATTTCGAATGGTCGGCATTCTCGGACAAAATTGAAGATGAGAAAAATTGGGTCGCCAGCAATCCGGCACTTGGCTGGACTATCCATGAAGATAATATCCGCGCCGTTCTCAATGATCCGCCAGATGTCGTCCAGACGGAGGTGTTGTGCCGATGGGTCAATACAATCTCCGGAGCAATTCCTGTAAAGGAATGGGAGGAGTGTGGATCTGATGAGATAGAGCTAGATGTCGAGAAGATGACGTGGTTTGGCCTTGATCTATCGCCAGATCGTAGAGACGGGGCGTTAGTAGCTGCTCAAAAGAATCCGGACGACACTTTCAACCTCAAGCTTCTGCATACCTGGCACAATCCGATTTCGCTAGACGATAAAGCTATCGCGAACGACATTGCGCCATATGCGCGCAAGTATCCGCTTGAATATGTGGCTTTTAGCAAGAGAACAAGCTCTGCCGTAGCTGCTCGACTTATGCCAGCCGGCATTCCGGTCATTGACATTGATGGCGCACTTTATGGCCAGAGCTGCGATGAATTGCTAGGTGCGATTACGTCAAAGAGATTGATCCACGGGAAACAGGCAGAATTATCCAAGCAGATATTATCGGCCGTGAGATTACCAATGGGCGATGGCGGCTGGATTATCGGACGGCGCGCCTCAAGCGTTGCAGTCTGCGCAGCCGTTGCATCAGCTCTAGCCACACACTTTGCGACACGCCCAGAGATGGAGATTGATATTCTGGTCGGTTAGATGTATAGCGAGCCTTTAGACTTATCCACATGGGTCTATTCTCTCGCACAGTAACGACGGCGGCTCCGGCTGCGACCTCCGACATCGAAGCATCGCTGGCTCCAGTAAATGTCACTAGCTCTCTTTATAATATCTACGGCGTCGCCGGAATCACTGCATCTCGCGTGGAGTTTATGTCTGTTCCAACGTGCGCTCGCGCGCGAAACATTATTTCGTCAAGTGTTGCATCGATTCCGCTTAAAGTTCGCACTCGCGCAGATGGTGCTCGCGTTGAATCTCCTCCAAAGGTAATTAACCAACCAGATCCACGCGTTCCAGGATTCGCGACGTATGCTTGGCTTGCAGAAGATTTATTGCTATACGGATACGGCTACATGCGCATTCTTGAGATTTATGCAGACACATATCGCATCAGAAGCGCAGAACGCATCGATCCTACTCGCGTCACAATTAAAACTAATGACAAGGGAACAGAGATTGAGTATTACTGCGTAGATTCAATTCCAGTGCCATACGAAGGCGTTGGAAGTCTTGCAGTCTTTTACGGCGTCGATGAGGGCATTCTCAATCGCGCAGGTCGCACAATTAAAGCCGGTGCAGAGTTAGAACGCGCTGCAACTATGTACGCGCGCGAGCCAGTGCCAACAATGGTCTTAAAATCTAACGGCACTGCACTTCCAGCAGATCGCATCGCAAAGCTTCTAGAATCTTGGGGGCAATCACGTCGCAATCGTTCAACTGCATTCTTGAACGCTGATGTGGAATTGCAGACACTTGGATTCGACCCAGAAAAGCTTCAACTCAATCAAGCTAGATCTTACGTTGCGACAGAATTAGCCAGAGTTACGGGCATTCCGGCGTATTACGTAGATGCAGAATCCGGATCTAGCATGACTTATTCAAACGCAACTTTGGCGCGTCAATCTTTGCTGGACTTTTCTTTGCGTCCAATTATGACTGCCATTGAAGAGCGTCTCTCAATGACTGGAATGGCTAATGATTTCGTGCCAGCATCACAGGAAGTCAAGTTCGATCTAGATGATTACTTGCGCGGATCAGCCAAAGAGCGCGCAGACGTTTACAAGATTCTCTACGACATCGGAGCTTTAACGTCCGATGAAATCCGACTAGAAGAGGAAATGATCCGATGAAAGAAATGAAGCCAACTCCGATGAATCTTGATTTTTCAATCAAGGTCACGGCGACAGATTTTCCAAAGCGCGAAATCTCTGGACGCATTGTTACCTGGAACGAAGAGGGCTCCACATCAGCCGGCTCGACAATGTTTAAACCTGGCTCCATTACTTTCAGCGATACGACTAAATTGCTACTTGAGCATCGCCGTGAATCTCCAATCGGATTCTTGAAGAGCTACAAAGTCACCGATGATGGAATCGATGCGACCTTCGCTATCGGAAATACGACCGCAGGCAACGACAGTCTGGTCGAGGCATCTTCCGGATTACGCGACGGCTTCAGTGTGGGCGTACTAGCTGAAAAGTATAAGAACGTCGATGGCGTCTTAGTTATTAGCGCAAGCGCGCTCAAAGAAGTCTCACTGGTTACAGATCCGGCCATCGCATCAGCGAAGGTCGCAGTCGCAGCTAGTGAGCAAGAAGATTCTGAATCCGTCGTGGAAACAGAAGAACAAACTACCGAAGGAGAAAACGAAGTGGAAACAACTCCAACCGTCACAGAAGCACCAGCCGAAACGGTTGAGGCTTCCAAAGTCGTACAGGCCGAGGCAGCTCGTCCGCTCT